AAAGATGATTCATAATATTATTACTGCTATGGCTGGATTTATGGGAATTCATATTGAAGAACAGAGAGAATTTATGACAAAGATTGTTGTTAATTCTATGCCCTTGGCCGTTCCAACGGAATCAGCTTATAAACAGCGTATTGAAGAGATGGCCAAAAAAGGAAAAACCATTCCGTCTCGTCAAGAAATTTACAATTTATCGATTTTGTTTTTAACCTTAGGCGCATTTTTAATAGGTGTCCAAGTATCGATTCCGTCAGTTAGAACAAGGCGTTCATTCCCGGGGTGCGTGAAATCTTTCACGGGATTCCCATTTGAAGGCGTGGGAGATTTCACTGGGCTCATTTATGTGGCATGCGTGGCATATAAAATTCGCAGTTCGACTGACCCGTGGTCTATATTAAATAGGTCAAAAGAGGATAAGATTATCAAAAAAATGCAGGAATTTATTGAAACTTATTATTTGACAAACCCAGATGTTGTGCGCAAATTTGAAGAAAAGGCCAACTATCTTTTAACCAATCCGGTTGAATATGTTCCTGAGGAACACGCTTTGAGTAAATGGATAGCTTTCTTGCCACCGTTGAAGCCATTCCATATATCACAGGGAATCGAATCTGTTTCGACAGCCTATACAGAATTAGTGATTCAAGATTTTAGAAGTGGGTCAAGAAAACAGAGAGAAAAAGTATTGGTCATTGAAAGTAAAGCTATTTTGTTTTCATTAGCAATGCAAGAGAAAATACAAAAGATTGTTGAAAAGAAGAAATTAATTTTGACCAACTCTTCGAATGAACCCTTTTTGGAGAACTCTTGTTGTGATGAAGATAGAACAAGTAGCACAACCCTTTCTTATTTTGAAAAAGAAGATGAGGAAATACGGACTTATAATGACATAGTAGAATCATTAGGAAAAGTCTTGCGAGATATTTATTTGATAAATCGTGCTCCCTATGCCGTCTCTCAAGAGAATACAAAGAATGTCTATCCGCGAGTGGATGAACGATATAGTGAAGAGACTATTTACCGCGCTTTCATTCACATGTGTAAATTCAAATCATCGATTCCCTTGAGCGAGGATTTGAAAGCCATTTGTTCAGATAAGCCCAATTTTACCTTTGGATTAGAGGATTCTATTCATGAAATGATTCGTAAATTGAAACAAGATGGGCGAAATTACGATAATACTGCCTTTTTACATTTGCTTCAAATTGTAAACAGAAAGAATCTGATAACGCACGAAGCTTCTGAAGATACAGCCGATGTAACTAGTGAGGCTATGGAACGAATGCGAAAAATTGTGGATTCATCTAAGAAAGAGAAAGAGAGTAAAAGTGCGAGTGTGAGTGCGAGTGCGAGTGTGAGTGCGAGTGCGAGTGACAAAGACAATAAAGATAATGAGAGAGATAGAGAGTTGAAAGAGCGCATTACAGCGATTCTAGATACCTTCACAGTTGAAATAAAAGAAGAGGATGAAGAAACAACAGAAGATATACGCGAACTAAGAAACTTTCTAGGAAAACACGTAAAATCAATGCAAACTTCGATTCTAGAATTTTTAACACAATATGGAAATATGAGTAAACAGACTGCTAAACAGATGGAAGTAACATTGAATCACTTATCTAAATGGGAACGAAGCAAGCAAAATGATTCTATATCTGATAATGCCACATACAACTCCATGCAGTTTATGAAAACATATATGAAAAATATGACTACCGTATTCCCTCAGCTGATTTTGCAAACAGTAGACAATAAGACGGTTGAATGGCCAAAACATTGGGACATTAGTTCATATCATTGGAATGATATTAGTAGTAAGATTCACGACTATTATGATAAAATGCGCATGTTTTACAAAGATAAACAGTTGACCCCTATTTTATATAGTATAACTAGCGAGTGCGAATTTTTGCTAGACCTAGCAATGAATACACCTTATTATACGGACATTAAGTATAAAGGCTCGACAGTAACCTCGGTATTCGATGAGAGAACAAGTCGTCTCCTCTTTGAATATTATATGATGTCCATTTTTCAAAAATATATTGACCTTACTGAAAACCCCGATATGATTTCTCTCACTGATCTAGAATCAGGTGATTCAACCAGTGAATTCATGATGCCTTCTTTGAACCCAACTCTCTTACAAGGAAACAAAAGAGGGTTGAAGGATAGGGTGGCTAAATTATTGCTAACATTTATATCCATTATGGAGAGGCATAAATTATTAGCCAATCTTAGTTATGATACTGTCATGGATTATGTATTTAGGTCGAAAGAACGAGAGAAGGACACTTTTACAGATAGATTGAAGAGGCTAACAGATGAAGAGCGCAATGTAGATACTGTTATGAAAATCAATAAGTTGGGTGCTTGGTCGAAAGGGTTACAAAAAGGGTTAACAATGTATGTAGGAGACACGTATGATGAGGAGCGAGAAGAGATGGAGAAAATAGCGCAAATAGAGAATACGATGAGAAAACGAGCGCAATTTGAAGATGCCGATGATTATTTAGAAGAAGAGGCTTTAGCTCAATATGCTGATGCCGACGAGTTTGACATGTCACGCATGGGCGAAGATTATATGGATGGCGATACCCGTTATGGTGATGAATATGACCCGGATGAGTAAATAATGGTAAATGATAAATAATGGTAAAAATGGTAAAAACTCCCTATAATGATAAATTTCATTTATAATTATATTAATAATATACAAGTAATGACATATCGTCCTTTTATAAGAAATAATTCTGTTTTAGTGGCCATTGTTCTATTTCTTGTTTTATTTATTTTTATTCAAATTGGTAAACCAGGATTTCTCTATAAATCTGATGGAAGTCTAAGAGAGTTTGGGGTTGGATATCGCAATAAAACAATTCTTCCCGTCTGGCTGTTGTCCATTATTTTAGGAATTTTATGTTATTTATTCATTCTGTTTTATTTAGCCAATCCACAGATTTTCTAATTATCTTCCCGTCCATACTTTTACAATAGGCACAAGAGCACGCCTGTATTTTCTCATATGTTGTCTGTGTTGTTGATAAGTATAACCCCATCTCATAATAGGGTTTTGTATAGAACCTAGCAATGATTTAACGGCTACGAGTCTAGGAAATTCTAGGCAAAAAATAGTGCCAAGAATTCGCTCTAGACCACACCGGTCTGTTCTACATTGCACTACAGATAACAAGTTAAACAGATGATATTTATCTCGTATTGCTGATAAAAAGTTCCAATTAATAAATGCTTGGCATCCAAAACATCCGTGCCATTTAGTAGTGTTCAATGCCATCACTGAGTTATTATTACCAGAACGCAATGCGGATAACAAATATTTATTATTAGATAATACACTAGCTAGACGAATGGTATTGTCTACATTTTCTGTTCTATTTTCTTCGAAATGCCATAATGGTAATATAGGAAGAGAGAATCGTTCAAAGTTAATTCGCTTTTCTATAAAAGCGCTATCATGCAAAATGATTGCATTATCAAAAAAATGGCGTTTGTAAAAATAATAATACGGCAACAATTCGCCTCGCCTTGGAAACTCTGATTGTATTACCTCTACATTCGTATAAGGGAAATCGCTTTTTACGAATTCTTGAACGCTATTATCATCAATAATAACAATTTTTCGAAAAGGGTATAATTTACGAATACATCTTACACATTCATTCCAATAACGATTTGTTAACTGAGAGTTAACATGTCTAGTTATAATAAACCCATATGACATATTATTATTTTCTAATAAAAGAATAATATTTTTATTTTTTTAGTTTATACGATAAAACTAGGAATCTCATCTATATTCATTAGCTCTTCGCTATTAGTAATTGCCGATTTTTGACAAATGTATTGCCTGAATACCTTTCTACTCAATTGCGCTTGGGGCGTATGCTTATGCGCCGTTCTCGCTATCATTTTGTATAACTTAAATTCGGGATATCTCTCATCACCGTTGGTTTTATATAAGAGATTGAGACCTTTATCATCAAGACACCATTCTACAACTAACTTGACGACTTCACTGCAATTCTTCAGATTTTTTACGTCGTCTAAATCATCCACCACATAATCAAAAATAGAGCAGGCCAAACGGCATAAATCAAAACTAGGGTTTGGTTCTAAACGGGGTTTTTTGTCATTAAAATAAGGTTCGGTATTATATTGCGTAACAGCGTCCCCTCCTTGTTGAAAGCTGTCACTGCAGAAAAGCTGTCCTTTACACTTGTAAATAGCGCGCCCAAAATCGATGATTTTGAAAATGCGACCAAAAGTAGGAACTTTGTAATAGACCTTGTTATAACAGTAATATACATATTTTTTATCCGTCGTATTATACATGACATTACAACTATGCAAATCATTATGTGTGAACCAAAAAGCCTTTTGATAGGTGACTAATATCATAATAATCTGCATAAATGCCGAAAACCATTCTTCTTCCGGAAGGTCTTTATTAGAGAGAATAAGTTCATCAAAAGTGCTTTCGCATTGTTCCATGCCTATAACCTGCACTGGAAACTGCTTTATCGTAGCATTGACAACCGGCTCATTGTAGGAACTCTCACTGTCATCACTGTCATCACTTTCATCACTATATTCATCATTTGTATCCTCTTCGCCTTCGTCTTCGCCATCTAAATCATCTTCCTCCTCTAATTCGTCATCACTATTTGTATGAGAAGAACGAGATGAACAAGAAGAAGATGTATTGGTAGAACTTTTAATAGTTGTTGTTTTTCCATTGTTATTATTTTCTAAACTATCTTTCTGTAATGAATCCACTTCTATGGATAATTCGCTCAACTCTTCTAAGGTAATGCATCCAGAGGGTTCACCTACTGTTTCCGTTTCTACAAATAGGTCTTCAAATAAATCATTGTTAATAGGGTCAATAGAGAGAACAGGTGTCTGTGTAGTATCTATCTTTATTAAAGGTTGTTGTGCCTTACTGGTATCTTCGTAAAAAGAAGCAGGAAAATCTTCAATCAAAAACAGTTTGTTCTTATTCCTATTGAAAAAATCGGATTTACATAGATACTCCAAATCTTCGGCCACATTCACTGTATAGGAATTCTGAATGGCTAGAAAAGAACCGTAATAATCCACACCATGAATAAAATTATACTTGTGAATGAGCGTGCTAGACAAAAAAAGAAAGAAGCCATCTACATAAGCCGAGTTATTCGAGTCTATCAGCTTTGGATGAACTTCCGCACTGGTGGAATTATATTTCGGCAAAGAAAACAGTTTTTTGTCATCAATATTATATTTCCCAATTAAATACTTAAAGGAATCGAGAAGAGGAGCCATTTTGAAAAAAATATCTTTGGCTTTTGATTTTCCAGTAGCTGCGTTCTTTAAATTGGCTTTATATATATTCTTTTTTTCATCGACACGATGCTTTAAAGAAGAGAGACACCATGCGTGTTGTAAATTGATAGAATTATAATTGGATTCATTCAGTTCAAAGAACCGGCTGTAAATAGGAATGTAATTTTGAACATTAGTAAGGTTGGTTAGGGATTCCTCTTGCAAATTTACAAAAAGGTCTTGATTTTTTCGTTTATCATAGTTGATGAACTCCATTAGCTAAATAAAACAGAAAATATCCCTAAATCAAACTTATTGATTTATTGTGTATTTATTAAAATACAATTGTAATTTTAAAAATAATGTTATCTAAATGCTGTTGAATAAATGGTTTCTTTAGCAAATTTCAAAATAATACTATCAAGATATTATAAAATAATTATGTCACTTGGAAAAGCAAAAAGTTCTGCATATATATCCGGCTCGGGTGTTGGTGCCTTAGGACTAAATAATAGAGCAGCCTTACGTAGAAGAGTATACACGTGTAGTCCATATTGTAAGGTTACATTACCTCAGCCCCCGCCTATTCCTAACAGTAATATTATAACAGGGAATTTTATTTATTCCTTTATTTATACAGGACCTGGAGCCTTTACATCATCTTATATCCCACTTGTAGCAGGAAATGGATTAACATATTCTTATACACAAACAGCTATTTTAAATAATGATGGGCAAGTTGTTATTACCATTAATGTGTCTTTTACATTTACAGATAACGGAACAACTCTGGATGGATTAACTTTTAATCCATATAATAATACGATTAATACTAGTATAAATAATGTGACTAATCCTAGTAATTCAATTTCATCCTGGTATAATAGTAATACAAGTAATGTTACTATTAAACAGTTTGGTGGAATTCCATTGATACGTAATGCTGGATATCATGCATATACACCACCTGCTGTAAGTGGATTACAATTTGCATATTTGACAAATTTAGTTATTAATACTCCTGATGCACCAACTATTTTATCAAATACATATTTAGATTACGTATTTAGAAATTGTACGAACTTTAATTCCCCTATAGGAAATTGGGATACTAGTAATGTTATATCTATGAGTGATGCGTTTCAAAATTGTACATATTTTAATCAACCTATTGGTTCTTGGAATACAAGTAATGTTACCTATATGCAGTATATGTTCCAAAATTGTCCTGCTTTTAACCAACCCATTGGTTCATGGAATACTAGTAAAGTAACTAATATGATACGTATGTTCCAAAATTGTCCTGCTTTTAACCAACCCATTGGTTCATGGAATACTAATAAGGTAACAGACATGTTAGAGATGTTTTCTGGTGCTACTGCGTTCAATACCTTTATCGGTAACGATTGGTTTATTTATTCATATACTTATTCTACTAGCGTAGAACCTGTTTTCAGTGCATCTTATATTCCTCTTGTTTCTGGTAATGGTTTAACGTATACGTATATAAAGGTAACTAATACAGTTACAAAAACCGTTACTATTAATGTATATAAAGGTTTTACAGATAATGGAACAACTCTAGATGGAATACGGTTTACCGGAGTAGATAACAATTTAACTATCACTAACTGGTATAATACAAATACAACTAATGTTACCATTAAACAGTTTGGTGGAATTCCTTTATCGCGTAATACAACTTATTCTGGTTTACCAGATGGGCTTCAATTTTCAGGATTAATCAATTTGGTGATTACTGCTACTGATGCACCGAGTATTTTAACAAATACTATATTGGATGATTGTTTTTGGAATTGTACTAACTTTAATTCTCCATTGAAGTCTTGGGATATTAGAAATGTAATCTCTGTAGCTTTTTTATTCCAGAATACTGCATTCAATCAAGATATTAGTAGTTGGAATACTAGTAATCTAACAACTATGGCTTATATGTTTTATCAAGCAAAAGCATTTAATCAAGATATTAGTAATTGGAATACAAGTAAGGTAACAAATATGAGTTATATGTTTTATCAAGCTTCTGCATTTAATAAGCCTATTAATTCTTGGGATACAAGTAAGGTAACAACTATGTATGCTATGTTTAATGAAGCAATAGTTTTTAATAATGGTTCTCTTACGAATAATGGTGCTAATCCATTAACATGGAATACAAGTAGTGTAACAGATATGGCAAATGTGTTTGGAAATGCAATAGCATTTAATCAATATATTGGTTCGTGGAATACAAGTAAGGTAACAACTATGTATGCTATGTTTGGTGCTGCTTCTGCATTTAATCAAGATATTAGTAATTGGAATACAAGTAAGGTAACAACTATGAGTTATATGTTTAATAGAGCTGCAGTGTTTAACCAAAATATTAGTTCATGGAACACTGGAAATGTAACAAATATGGATTATATGATTAATAGGGCTAGTGCATTTAATCAACCCATTGGTTCATGGGATACTAGTAAAGTAACAAATATGGAAGGTATTCTTAGATTTGCTACTTCATTTAATCAACCCATTGGTTCATGGAATACAAGTAGTGTGACAAATATGAGTTTTATGTTTGAAAATAATACTGCGTTTAATCAAAATATTAGTAATTGGAATACTAGTAATGTTACTACTATGCAAGCAATGTTTTATAACGCTACTGCATTTAATCAAGATATTAGTAGTTGGACATTCAAAATTGGTATAAATATCACAAATATGTTTGTTGGAGCTACCGCGTTTAATAACACTTATCCATCTCTTGGGTTTGTTAGTGGAGGCTCTACTATAAATAATGCGGGTGGAACAAATGCGGCTGTTACCAATGTCGGTGTATATAGTGGAAATAGTGATAATTCTACAAATTCTGGTTCAGGTGGTAGTTTTTTTCCTACTGTATCACCTATTAACACTTATTATTTTTTTTATACGAGTCCGTCGGTTTCACAAGGTTCTCCAAAATATTCTTATCAAGGAACCTATATTCAACCTCCATCTGGTCTCACTTATTGGAATTTGACAGGTAAAACATCTATTACTTATACTATTACAGTAAATCCAGAATGGATAACAAGTGCTGGGGGAACTGCTGTATTTGTTATTATTTTGACAGATAGTGGTAATGTTGCACACCAAGTTACTGTTCCTATTACATCTTCTTCGAATACGAAGATAACAACGCTACTTAGTTCATTTAATAACGGTAGTTTATCTGGAGCGAATATTAAACAAATAGATTTTCAAGCAGCTGGTGGAACAGCAGCTATAACAGTTAATTCATTAACTAGCAATACAAATACTAGTGTTATACAAAATGGTTATCCAACCACGATTAATCTAACGGGTCCTGTTACATTTAATTAAAATGAATAATCATATAAAAGTATATCTATCTATTACTATAGTAGTAATGGATGAACTAGTAAAGAAAATAAAAGAATTGGAAGACAAGGTGCAAATTCTGGAAACTGAATTGGTGGAAACAAAAGAACATTTGAAGAAATATACGGCTCCTACTAGAGGGAAAAAATATTATGAAAAAAATAAAGATAAATTATTACAAAATATGAAATCAAATCCGCCTTCTCCTGAACAAATAAAAGAAAAAAATAAGAGAGCATACTTGAAACGAAAAGAAAAAATGAAATTAGAACAGGAAAAAATTGAAGAATAATATATAATACGAATTATATATTAAACGATTTTCTTTAGAAATAGTAGTAGAATGACTATTTGTGGAGAAGATGGATGTAAGAAAAGAGCTACCTTTAATATACCTGGTGAAAAAGCTAGGTATTGTTTACAACATAAATCATTAGATATGATAGATGTATTTAACAAAAAATGTGTATGTGGAAAGGCACAACCTAGATGGAATATGCCAGGATTACCTGCTATGTATTGTGGTCAGTGTAAAAGTGATAATATGATAGAACCGAATAGAAAATTATGTAAATGTGAAAAACGAGTAAGACCTTGTTTTAATTTTCAGGGTTTGAAGGCAGAATTTTGTAATTCTTGTAAAAGCGATGACATGGTAAATGTAATAGATAAAAAATGTTTTTGTGGAAAACAAACATCTCCATTGTTTAATTATGAAGGATTACCAGGAAAATATTGTGGGACCTGTAAATTAGATGGAATGATAAATGTAAAATTTAGTCGATGTAAATGTGGCAAATCCCCTAGTTATAATTACGAAGGATTAAGAGCAGAATTTTGTTCTAAATGTAAAAAGGGTGATATGATAGACATGCGTCATACTAGATGTGTTTGTGGAAAATTTCAAGCAAATTTTAATTATGAAGGATTACCAGGAAAATATTGTTCTATATGTAAACTAGATGATATGATTAATACACATAATAAAAATTGTATTACTTGTAATAAAGTGCAACCAACTTATAATTATGAAGGATTACAACCAAAATATTGTGTTTTGTGTAAATTGACAGACATGATAGATGTTCGTCATGAAAAATGTAAAACATTATACTGCAATATTCGCGTTCAAGACAAATATGATGGATATTGTATGCGTTGTTATATGTATTTATTTCCAAATAAGCCGGTTTCTAAAAATTATAAAACCAAAGAAACAGCGGTCACTGAATATATTTTATCTCAGTTTTCAAATGTAACTTGGACAACAGATAAACAAATAGGCGATGGTTGTTCAAAGCGACGACCTGACTTATTATTAGATTTAGGATATCAAGTGATTATTGTTGAAATTGATGAAAATCAACACAAACGCTATGATTGCTCTTGCGATAATAAACGTTTAATGGAAATATCCCAAGATTTAGGACATCGACCAGTTATCTTTATACGATTTAACCCTGATGATTATTATGATAAAGATGGAAAGAAAGTTAAATCTTGTTACGATATAACAAAAGATACAGGAATGATTAAAATAGTGAAGAAAAAAGAATGGCTTGAACGGTTAGAATGTTTGTCATCACAAGTTCAATATTGGATTAATCCATACAATAAAACTGATAAAACAGTTGAAATTATTCAGTTGTATTATGATGAGTGTATTGCGTAATTATATATTCAATAAAAATATGAGTTAATAATATATAAGTATTTAAAATGTCAAGTCTAGAGTTAAAAAGATTTGATATGAAGACAATAAGTTTTAAACCAAACGAATCAAAAGGACCTGTAATTGTGCTAATAGGCCGCCGCGACACTGGAAAATCGTTTCTTGTGCGAGATCTGCTCTATTATCATCAGGATATCCCGATAGGAGTTGTTGTTGCTGGAACAGAGGAGGGAAACGGGTTTTACGGAAAAATGGTGCCCAAATTGTTCATCCATAACGAATACAATACGGCAATTGTAGAGAACATTTTAAAAAGACAGAAATCGGTATTAAGACAGATTAAGAAAGAAATGGAAACCTTTAAGAGAAGCACCATTGACCCCAGGGCGTTCGTGATTTTAGATGATTGTTTGTATGATGGAACATGGACTCGCGATAAAATGATGCGCTTGCTTTTTATGAACGGGAGACATTGGAAGATCATGTTAATCATAACAATGCAATATCCGCTAGGTATCCCACCTACGCTTCGCACCAATATTGATTATGTGTTTATTTTGAGAGAACCTTATATTGCGAATAGAAAGCGCATTTATGAGAATTATGCTGGTATGTTTCCCACCTTTGAATCTTTTTGTCAGGTAATGGACCAGTGTACGGAGAATTATGAATGTTTGGTCATCAATAATAACGCCAAATCAAATCGTTTAACAGACCAAGTCTTCTGGTACAAAGCCGACTCGCATAATGATTTCAAATTAGGGTCGAAAGAGTTCTGGGAACTCAGTAAAGATATTAATTCGGATGAAGAGGATGAGAAATATGACCCGAATAACACGAAGAAACGAGGACAAGGTCCCAAAATCAATGTGAAAAAGACAAAATGGTAGAAAAAATAAAGAAAATTCTATCTCCTATATAAGAATGAATAAAAAAATCATATTATTAGGAGAGAAGCACGATTACCCACGTTTTAGGGAGCAAATGGTGAAAGTGATTGCTGAAAAAGAAGGCGGATATGAGCATATACAATTATTTTATGAAGCAGTGGTTCCAATTGAAATCAATGGCTATGACACAATCCCATTAGAACCTGCGTTACGTATAGAAAACTTGGAAGACCAAGATAATCATACAACCTATGTTAAACAAAATCTACCTGTTACAATAAGTGATTTGGTTTATTTTATTTATCATCTAGTTGATTATATACAAGATGGAAATTATGACAAAAAAGCAATACACGCCAAATTTATTGATGTTATTTGGGCTATTCCACCTGGAAAGATTAGGGAACAGTGTATTGATTTATTTGAGGCCTTTGAAAAAGAAAAGAGCGAAGAAACCGCTAGACCCTTGCTAATATATTTAGAAACTCTAGTTGAAACCAGGTGCGAACAATTAGATGAGCCAATTGATTTTGGAGAGAAGATAGAAGAAAAGGGTCCAAATGGGCTCATTATAGAAATGGAATTTCTGAGAGATGCTATCATGGCTGAGACTTTTGTAAAAGAATATGATGCAGAAAAAACGGCGATTCTTATTGTTGGTGATGCGCATGTTGATAATTTACATGCACTGTTATTAAAAAAAGGATTCTCATCCATTAAAGAATTTAGAATGAGAGAAAAAGATATTGGAAGGGGTAAGAAGAAGAAAAAGAGAACAAAGGGAATAAAAGGAAAAAAGAGAACAAAGAAAACAAAAAAAAGAAAAGAAAAGTAAAAATAAAATATCTGTATAGTATAATTATAATATTGAATGATAAATGATGCTATTATAATTATAGGTGAATTTCATGATCATCCTGAGATTGGTGAAAAAATTGTAAGTGCTATAGCAAATAAAATAGGCGGATATGAAAATATGAAAATCTTTTACGAATTACCTATTGTTAGTCATATTAATGGTCAACCAGCAATACCGCTAGAACCCGCATTAGTTACAGAAAAGATAGGAAGTGAAATACTAATAAAACAAAATATACCTTCTCAAATATCCGACCTATATTTGTTAAGAAATCAAATACTTAAAAAAATGCACGCTCCCAACCAATATTTTGAAGATGACTTGAAAGAGCGATATATTGATATTTTACATGGAATAACACCAGGCGAAGAGCGAGAGGATTTTAAAAAATTAGTAGAACCAATCTTTGAAGAAGACCCTGCATTTGTTGGAGAAGACCCTGCATTTGTTGGAGAAGACGAAGAATTTTCTGATTATCCACCTGATTTTGATAACCCATATGAAAATATACTAGATTTTTGCGAAATAAAAATAAGTGAATTGCTATCTACAATAGAAGATAGAGAAACCCATGATATCTTAAATGAATTGAAAGATGAAGACCCGAATGCATTTATTAGAAAATTAGCATCAATGCGAGATGAAATTATGGTATCTACTTTTTTGCAAAAAAGAGTCAAATCCAAAATGAGTATTTTAATAGTAGGTCAAGACCATGTAGATAATTTAATACGTCTATTGCGACCAAATGTAGGAGATGATATTATTATGAAATTAACACATTCACAAATAGAAGAATTATTAGAAGAAAATGAAAGAAGAAAACAAACTGCTGGTAAGAAGAAACGAAAAGGAAAAAGCACTCGGAGAAAAAGTATAAGAAAAATAACAAAAAAAAGAAGAAAATAAAATAGTGAAATTATAGTATAATAAAATATTTGTATACTATAATTAATAATCAAGATGAACAATAAAACAACTGGTTTAGCAATTTTATTGTCTATTTTAGTAATCGGGTTATTTATACAATTAGTTTGGAAACCTATGAGTTATTTAGAAGGAATAACGAATCCTTCAGAAAATATATATGATACTATAGCTGCTCAATTAGTGGCTGTCTTAAATAATGAAGCAGCTACTTTATCTAAGCAAACACCAGAAATAGTTGATAGCTTTAACGCTACAGTGAGCTCATTTTTAACTGGCATTATGGAGTCTAACGTATATCAGACATTATCTACTTCTAATGAAGACTTTGCATCGATTATTTCTATGATGAAATCTATGACTCCGGAGAATGCTTCTATGTTGTCCCAAGTTCTCACTACATTGATACAGTTTTTAACCGATTTGAAAGCACAAGTATTTACTGCCAATAGCAATATTGGGTCTGGGGATGGAATTGTATCGACCACAATTAATTCAACACTCTTTAGCAAAAAACCGAAAGTGATTGCGTAAAAATATTTTCTTTGTATAGTTTATAAAGAATATGCCCGGAAATGAAGTAGACGAGATTCTTAATAATAAATATGAAGAATGTGTGAAACAACTTAAAAATAAAGGAGTAGGATCCAAAATGGAAGAATATCTGATAGACAAAGAATGTGCAAAGTTTCTTCATTCCGGGGGAAAAAGAAGGTCTAGAAAATCAAGAAAGTCTAGGAAATCAAGAAAATCTAAAAAATCAAGAAAATCTAAGAAATCTAGCAAAAGAAGAAGACATTAATTAGCTGGAAAAGACAACAATACGACTATGAATAGGAACGCGACAAATATGACATGAACTTATACTTGAATTCATGCCACATTCAGAACAACATGCCAGATGACGACAAGGCATAAAGAGCAAATTATTTTCTCTTACAGTGCAAATGGGACAAGAATGGTGTGCCACTGGTAAAGACGAAGAAGAAGACGATAATGATGATGTCGGCACAGGTAAATCTACTAGCGTATTTATTAGTTCACTTGGGGTTCTAGGTGGACGAACATAGAAGAAGACTTGAAGAGTGGGGCCGAATAACTCTTTCAACTTTTTATTCGCATCATCTTCATTAGCAATGATTAAAGGAGGACCATCTTCTGCTCTCGCAAAAGGGTCGTTATTTCTAGCAAACGGGTAGCAAGTGGATTGACTAGAGGGAACCAAGTCCACGTTTTCTAAGCCCATATCTTGGCGACACTTGACTTCCATAAAATTGAACAGATCGCGGACAGTCCATTCTGGACACAAATTATACTCTTGTCGGAACTCCGAATAGGCTACCTTAAAGGTTACTGGGAAGCGATTGATGCTCTGTAAAAGATTCTGAGGAATGCGAGGCATGACTGTTTATTATTATTACTTATTACAAATAGTTTTAAGTCTGGTTCAATTTTTATTTATAAGGGAGAGAAAGTTTGCTTCCTAGTTTTTTGAAGTAAGAGTTATTGTAAACTATATTTTTGTCTAATGCTTTGCAAGTTGGCAAAGCAACAATAATCACCCTTTATGAAATTCGTATACTTTTTCTCTCAGAGACAAATAATACTGAAACCTTTCGACAGATAATTCTTTTGGATATACCTTGCAATTACCAGTAGAGACAGATTCAACTGTTTTCTTATTGACTAAACAAGCAGGATTTGCCTGAATAAGTGTATTATAAATTTTTATAGTTTTCCATCCTTCTAACACTTTTTCAAAAATAAAAATAACCTCTTCACCTAGTATATTTCTTTTTTCTGCTCTTTTTTTCTCTCTTCTATCTTGTTTTTTAATAATGTATTCTTTCTCTTGTTGATTCATATATCTATATTCTACTAATAATTTTTATTTTAACTAGTTTTCTTACCAGAAAGTGTTTCCATGTATTGTGTTTTTAGAAAACAGTAATATTGATATCTCGTCTCGGATAATTCTTTTTGATAAATGATAGGTTTATCACCAGCTAAAGTTCTTTTAATATTTTTAATAATATCAATGGTAAGTGTATTTTCAATATTGTACATATATCGTTGCTTAGTAAGATAATCTAATATTTCCTTAGGTGACAATCCGCTAATACACTTTTCTATCACTTGTATAATTTCCTCTACACTTATTTTTCGTTTTGAAATATTCAGATCTTCTTGTGACAAAGAAACTTTACTAGTCTTCTCTTCTGTTCTGCATACAAGAATGCCATTTTTGATTCGTGTAACTGTATGTCTCGGTAAATCTAACAACTCTTGTATTTCAGTATTTTTGTGACCTTGTTTAATTAACTCTCTAACCTTGATAATAGTTTCATCAGAAACTCCTTGTTTCGCATCTCTAATACTGGATGACATCTTCTTCTTTGTTTCTTCTGAGAAAGATTTTCCATAATTATGATTCCCTTCACCCATCATTTTACTAGACTTTTCCTTGTAAACTTCTTTTACAAGAAGTTCCTTGCATAATTTTTCTTTCATCTCTCTAATCTTAAGTGCTTCATTAAATCCATTTTTCCCTTCATCATTTTGATTTAATTTATCAAATACTTCTATTTCGTGTTTTTCTCTATTACAAATAGAATACATCTCTTCTTTTATAGTTTTATCATTTGTTGTCAAATAAGTTTCAAATGCATTTGCCTGATTATATTTAACAATTAAATGAGGTTTAACTAGTTGGATAAATTTTAAACAGTCATCTTTCTTGTAAATTTTAAATTTATCTTCACAATCAATTGCTCCAAATCCTAATAAATTTGAAATATATACTAAGACTTCGGGATGATTTTTTTGTGTAATTGAAATATACATTTTTGATAGATTTTTTGAAGAAATATAAAAGCACCCTTCGGCGTCAAATAATCCTGCTATATACTCCATATTGATATGTTCAAAAATAGGTTGACCAACTTTTATTTTTTTATTATGTTCACAACAAATAGTGAACAATTCGTCCTTTTCCTCTTTTTTATTTTGTTGATTTATTAATGTTTTCATTTTATTCAAACAATTTATTTGATTATGTTTGATTACAAAAGAGTTTTGTATATACTCTAACATAACTGTATACTCGTTACTTCTAATAAGCAAATTATATTGATTTCTAATATTGTGTTTATGGATTTTACCGGTTGTTTCATCTATGATATCTACAACTTTATTATTTCTATTAGTACCACTAGATGTAATAGTTCCACCAAAATGATAACGAAGAATTTGCAATATATTTGTTCTACACTGGGTAAATGATATTCCGGATTGATAACCATCTCGTATTTTTCTTATAAAAATACAACCATCACCATCAATAAATCCAGCAATATAAGATGGATGTGGTGGTTGTTTATTATATTGTTCTAGTTTTTCTGTATTATCTTGCTCGATGCTCATTGTATATAGTATCACATACTCCATATGTCTTTATATTATTTCAATTTTTAATATTATATTTATGAATATAATATTATTTAGTATTACTTATTAATATTATAAAAATATATTAGCACGATATATGCTGTGCTAAAATTTTAATTACTGTATGCGAGGCCGCCCCAGGCTTTGCAATCTTATTAACTTTCATTAATAAGCTGGACTATCCCTTAAGTCTTCATTGAAAGTTGCTAGCTTTCTCAGACCCATTCCATTATAGTCTCTGAACCTTCTTCTTATGCTTGCTTTAACGCACTTAGAAGCTTGGCTGCGGATTGTCCAATCCTTTTCGTTATTACTATGCCCTAGGTCATTACCCCGGGTATTCACTATATTTTCACATAATGAAGTAGTAGAAAAGGCTGTAAGGATGTTCCCGCAATTTAGAAATGTTGCCTCTCTCAGTCAGAAAGAGACTAGCTGGTTATATAATGCGAACTGATTTAATTCACATATTTGCTTTACACTGTTTATCCATACTAGGAAGCAAATATCTAGTATGGCAGCCAACTGTTGGGCACAGGCGAATGTATATAGTGTAGTATACATCTGAATAATGCCGCTCATAATACGCAAGACGTTATAGTTGGTGGCATAGACACGGACCTTGGCAGTCTTGGTGCCCTCAACGGTGGCGTTGGAGAGCACAAGCTGGAGGGTAGCATTGTCAATGCGAGAAAAGTTGCACGTGCCACTTGGTTGATGCTCTTCAGGGCGGAGAGCAAAGGAGTACACGTTAATGCCCTCATCAGGAGCACGGGTGTGGACCTGGTAGGGTTGGACCCACGAGAAGTAGGTTCCCTCACGCTCAGAGAAGCGGTCCTGGCCGTTCAACTGGAGCTTGGCAACGACGACGGGGTTCTGGCCCCAGCAGTGCATGTCCAAAGAGGTCTCAGAGAGAACGAAGGTTCCGGCATCAGAGACGGTGGAGCCCTGGGTGTGGTCAACGTTGGGGGCGTTGGTGAACTCAGCCAAGCTGGTCAAGCCAAGAGCGGCCAAGGCGGCAGCCTGGGTCTGGCCGGGGCCAATGGGGACGTTCTTGCCACCGAAGTTGGGCTCATCATAAGCACCACCAGTGACACCTCCGTGCCAGTATCCGGTGAAGCCATTGGGGTCATAGGCGTCCATGGCACCGGCGTCTTGGAAAAGACCGCGGGCATCAATGAAGGCACCTTGGCCGGCAACGTCAGCGGGTCCACCGAAGGCGTGGATGGCGTTGGGAAGGGCATCAATGGCATCAGTGTAGTTGAAAGGCTGGGCACCAAGGACCTTGAACAAGGTGGCATCGCACAAAAGAGATGAGCAATAGTCAACGTTCTGGTCGGGTTGGACAACCCAGATCAACTCCTTACAGGGGTGGTTGAAGTTCAACTTGATCTTATTCGAGGAAGAACCAACGGACTCGTCACCAGTGAACTGGAGCTGAGTGATCAAGTACTCGTGGGGGTTCTGGGCGAAACGGCGGCGCTCGTCAGTGTCCAAGAAAACATAGTCAACATACAACGAGGCAGCGACCAAAGACTGGTTATAGGCAATGGTGGCGGTGACGGGGGTGTTAACGTTGTATTGGGTGGCAGCACCGTTGTCTTTTGCAGAGTTGCAGCTCAACGAGGTGACGGCCCACAAGCACTCGTCAATGGGGCGGAGATCCAAGTTAATCTTGACTTCGTGATATTGGAGAGCGATCAAAGGCAATGCCAAACCGGGGTTTGTGCAAAACCAGAATTGAAGGGGGATATACAAGGTGGTCTCGGGGAGGGCGTTACGGGGAGCGCACACCTGGCGGGGAGCCATGGAGTCACAAGGTCCGTCAACATCAGCGAATGAGGGGTCAGTGATGAAGGTAAGCTGGGTGGTGTTACCAATCATCTTGAAGTATCCGCGTTGTTGCTCGGAGGTCATGGTGAGCTGGTTCCAGATGTGCATCCAGTCACCATATTGGCGATCGATGCGCTGGCCTCCAATCTCAACCTCAACCTGGGCAATCAACTGCTCTCCGGGGAAATCCAACCAACGGGCATACACAGAGTTGTGGCCGGTGGTGACACTGGCAGAGCTTCCCATAAGCTGGTTGATCTCAGGGAGAGTCACCTGAAGGTAGGTGCGGTAAGCAAGATCACCATTTCGGCTGATAATGCAAGTCACGCGGCGGCCAAAATCGGCCTGGCCATTGAAAGTCTGTTCAATAGATTCAATGGCGAAGTTAGTGTATCTTCGGTATGTTACTTTCCAGAAAGTAATCTGGGGATTTCCAGTAAGGTAAACGTCCTGAGCGCCATAAGCTACAAGTTGCATCAAGCCACCGCCCATTTTATAATATCCCTAAAGAAAAAAAAATTATGATTTTACGATTAATTCATTAATTTAACTTTAAAATCTTCTTACATAAAAAACTTTTTATTAATAAGTTTCTCTTACAAGTATGTAAGAGAAAAATGCAACAATTTATGTTGTTGCTTCATATGCATTAATATCATTGATAATTCTTAAATAAATATATACAAATAAAGCTGAAATAATAAGACCATTCACATAAGAATATATATAACCTAGATTCATAGTTGGATATAATTTTAGAGCTTGAAAAGAATAAGATAACGAAGAGGGAGAAAATGCACCAAATAATACCATTGTTATTATAATAATAAGAGCTGTAGTTGACCTTAGTAATATTTTTTGTAAAGAAGTTTGTAACCTTGTAAAAAAGATTCTAGTTGTTGCATAAGCAATGGTAGCTGAAATTACACCACCAAAAATATATTCATAATAGGATTCTACCCCTGAAATAACACTAAATAATCCGGAAATAAATACAGGTTGAAATATTTCTAAATGTGGAAAATAATTGGAAACATAATCTGATGTTACTTGGATTAAAATAATGACAACAAAAAAATAAACTAAATGTTTTTTGGTAATAGTAGTAGCAATAGCTGTTTTATATTGTTCTATTTTACCATCTAAATAACCAGAAATAGTATTATTATTTGTTGAATTATTCGTTGGCTTATTCGTTGGTCCAGCAGTCGCTGATTGACCAGTGTAAGATAATAGATAACTAGTATCCATAAAGTATATATATTATTTATGGATAATAAAAAATTATAAAAGCATATTACAAGATAATGTTTAAAAGTAGCATTGTATTTATTGTAACAAAGTATTCAAATTCAAATTGCCTGTAACAAAAGTTTGTAAATAGGAATCCAAAAAGACCTCTTTTTTGCCTTCATGGTTTTTACTAAAAATATAAGATTCATTGCGTTTTTTAATAGTCCAGCCATCATTAATGGCATTATATACAAAGAGCATCTTTTGAAATTTCGAATTTTCTATTGTTATGTGATATGCATCTTTTTTCTCTGTCTCAGTTTCAATGCGAATATGAATGTCTTTAGTAGCCATAATAGTTATTCAGTAGAAAACTATAATATATATTTTCTTTATTAACAATTAAAAACCACTCAATAATAATTTATAATAGATATGCTTTCCTTTAAGCCTAAAACTTACAAAAAAATCAAAGTAAGTAAAAAAAATTCAACTACCTTGGATGGAAAGCACAAAGAATTTATTCACGAATTTACTAAAGATGAGGAGGATAAAATGCCTAAATTAAAAGAGGAGCGGGCTCAAGTGCGTTCTATTCTCGAAAAAAACACCAAGGAAAATACACTCACTGTTGAGCAAGTTCTTGACTATCAAGATAGGATTACGGAAATTACAACCGAGTTAAAGTTTTTAAAGAGTAAAAAAAAAGATTATTTTTTAGACAATTCCAAGTATATTTTTGAATACTTTGAAAATAAGAAAAATATTTCTAGTGGAGAAGTAGCGAATTCCAGTAAAAGTAATTTGATTAATACCTTTTTTAAGATTAAAACAGACCCAAGTAATGCGATAGAAGAAGTTCAAAATAAGAATATTTTTCAAAAATATTTAAGTAACATTGATGATACCTTTTTGGATATTAATTCATTTATTCATCCAACTGATATCTGTCAATCTTGTTTCAAAGGAGAAATGATTCCAATGGATGATGAAGGTGTTTTGATATGCAATGTGTGTTCTACAAATATTCAGTATTTAATTGAGAATGAAAAACCTAGTTATAAAGAACCGCCTAAGGAAGTCTGTTTTTATGCTTATAAAAAAATCAATCATTTCAAGGAAATTCTGGCACAATTTCAAGGAAAAGAAACGACGCAAATTCCTCCCGATGTCATTGATAATTTGAAACAACAGTTGAAAAAGGAGCGAATTTCTATGGATTCGATGAATTATTATGTCACGAAAAGTTTATTGAAGAAGTTAGGATACAATAAATATTATGAGCATATTAATTTTATCAAGGATAAATTGGGTATTCCACCGCCGACTATTACTCAAGATTTGGAAGAGACATTGTGTAACTTTTTTATGGAGATTCAGTATCCGTATGCGAAACATTGTCCTGATTATAGAGTGAACTTTTTACATTATTATTATGTCCTATATAAACTATTCGAGTTACTAGGTCATCATCATTATTTAGAGGAGATTCCTATGTTGAAAGATAGAGAGAAATTGATAGAACAAGATGTCATTTGGAAAAAAATATGTAGGGATTTGGATTGGGAATTTATTGCTACTGTTTAAGATTTGGGTTTTCGCCGTATGGTTCGTTTTTTAGAGCGCCTTTTTTTGCTCTTACTGCGATAATGTTTACGAGTTTTATTTTTTCTTCCACCAGCGGGTAAAAGTTCTTGCAATAATTTTTCAGAATGTTCTGTTTCAGCCTGGTGAACTGATGTGGAAGCAAATGCAGAACACACTGTTTCTATTTTTTGTCTATTATCAGGATCGTCATTATTAATAAGCAAGTCAAATATTTGAGATGCTTTAGAAAAAGAACTACTTTGACTAATTAACAATTTATATGTATATTCATCCAATAAACTAGATTCATCAGTTTCCCAGCTATCACTATTCCTATTTTTAAGTTTTACACCGCTTAATTCAGGTAAAGGTGTTCCATCTTTAAAAATAAAATCAAAATATTTTAATAAAGAATATATAGATATTATATTTGATGGCAATGACTGTATAGAAATTTGTTCTTGATTAACAAAACGTTCTAAACATATTAATAATGCTGCCCTGCATAATAAATTATAGCGTTTTCTTTCAAACTTAGAAGGTGTATAAGAATCAATAGTTAAATAATTGCCCGTATATTTATTAATATCTAAAGAAAATCTAATAAAGGACATACTTTCATTTGTCTGTGTATCAAATAAACAAAATACAGTATCACTATCATTCCATGATATATATTTTTTTTTTTGCGGTATAGTATCAGCAGTATCTAGTTTAAATTCTAAACATAATGATTTTTGTCGCATTTTATCATTTATTTTATCTATTTCTTCTTGTAATAAAGTGTTTAATCTGTCTGTTTTATCGCTTAATGTTTCAAGTGACATATATTTGTATTATTATATTACATTATTATTTTTAAATACGAAATAACAGTCTAAAACCTGGTAGTAATTTCTTTTCGTTGCTCTTTTACTTTAGGATCTTTCTTTTTTTCAAGTATTTCTTCTTTATGTGTTTCATAAAATTTTTTGCTTCTTAACGGAGCTGTATAATATTATTATTTAATAATACCCATCATAAAATAATTGAATAACTTGTATTGTTTTATCGGATTGATTTTCAACCCAATATTTTATTTGTGATGCAAGCATATCTAATCTGTTATTCCATTCTTTTTTATTAGCTATTTTACACATTCCAGTTTCTTTTGTGATATTCCAGCACGATTTTATCTTTTTATTGTGCTGGTTAATATAATCATCTGGATTAAACCGAACAAATACTAAATTTCTATGACCTATATCCTGTGATAATAACATAAGTCTTTTATTTTCACAAGAACAATCATAATCTGTATGCTGATTTTCATCTATTTCAATAATGATGACTTGGTGTCCTAAATCTAATAGCAAATCGGGTCTCCTTTTAGAACACCCATCTTTTATTTGTTTATCAGATATCCAAGTAAAATCTGGAAAAATCTGTTGTATATATTCTACGACAGCAAATTCCTTTGTTTTATAATTTCTAGCTACTGGTCTATCTGGATACATATAAGTAAAACAACGCATGCAATAACCTTCATATTTTTCTTTCACTCTTATACAGCATAATGGTGTTTTGCATATTCGTTTTTCTAAGACATTTACCATAGTGTCCTCTTTATGCGTAACACAAAATCTTCTTGTTTTTTCTCCTTCAAAATTATAACAAGGGACTATATTACATCCATCGTATTCACAGTATTTTTCTATTACATTTATCATATCTGGTTTTTTATGAAGTATACAAAACTTGGGTGATTTACCTCTTTCAAAATTAAAACTAGGTTGTGTATCACAGTCTTCAAACGCACATCGTTTTGATACTACATTTATCATAGTTTCTAATTTATGCAAATTACAGTATTTTGGTGTTCTTATATGTGGAAAATTATAGGCTGGTCTTTTATTACAATTTTCATGTATACATAATTTTGTTACAATATTTACCATATTTGGTTCTTTATGAGTAAAACAGAATTTAGGAATCTTTTCGTCTTTTATATTGTAATGTGCTAAAATATTACAAGAAACTATTTCACATATCTTATGTTTAGGAATCATTCCATCTTGTTTATGCACTGAACAATATAAGTTAGATTTATTATTTTCAAAATAGAAAGTGGGTATTGTATTACAGTTTTCATATTTACATCGTTTTGTTTTTACATTCACCATATTGGCTAATTTATGACTTGAACAAAATCGTGATTTAATTTCTCCTGCGTAATTACAGGATGCTTCTTTTTTACAGGTTGGTTCATTGCAAACTCTATTAGGTTTATAGGTAATAATCTCTTGGCATAAGATAGGTTCAATCATCTTATAGTATATCTAAAGAGAATAAGTTTAAGTTCTTTGCGCTATGTATTAATTTCCTTAATATCTTTCAATTCTTTTAGTTTTTCCTTTTTTTTTTGGTATGCGCGTTTGTTGATTTCTTTTCGTTGCTCTTTTACCTTAGGATCTTTCTTTTTTTCAAGAATTTCTTCTTTATGTGTTTCATAAAATTTTTTGCTTCTTGAAGGAGCTGTAT